ATGAGCATGGTAATACATTTGATATTAATGTAAAAAAGAAAGAAGAAACTTGCATAAATGATGCTTTATATGACTGTAATTTTTATGATTTTTATACAATAATTAGTAGAGATAATTAATAAATTTTTAGACAGATAAAATTAAATCTGCAATTTTTTTACCGCCACTAGATGAAGGTTCTATACCAAAAGAAAAATCTTCATTTTGTGTTAGGTAACTACTAATTTTTATTACACTATAAATTTTATTTTTTGGATTTTCAGCATAATCATAAATCATACTATTCCATTCTTTAATTATAGAATGAAATTGTGTATATTGCAGATTATTTGGGTAATAAATATCCAAAAGAATTATTTTCGCTTCTGGTAATCTAGCTTGAATACTTTTAATTAAATTTTTATAGGCTCCAAACATAGGTTTTAATATACTTGTATTTGTTGCATCTTCATTATTATCAACATAATGAGCAAGGATATTATTTCCACCAGCAGAGAGAAAAATATATGTATTTGGATTATTTAATTCAATAGGTAAATTATTAACTTGTATAAAAATGTCTGAAATTTTTGAATGGTCTTCTGCATAAGAATATGTTTGTTTATTTCTCTCTATAACCAAAGATTCAATACTCTTTCCATCTGCTACATAAGCATTATTCTTAAGTATACTATCTCCCATCAACACATAAGTTCTATTATTATTAAAACCTTCTTTAACATTATAAGTATTCCAATATGCCATTAAAATAATAAAGATAGAGAGAATAGATATATATAAATAAAAGTGCTTCATATATATTTAAAATATTTTAAGTAATAGTGTAAGTTATTGAATTTGAAAAATTAAGATTACCAGGATAAGATTGATTAACTTCTGGTGAAAAATTTCCATTATATAAATTAACTATTTGAACGTTATAATTACCAACAACTGCATTTAATGGAACAACAAATGATAAGTTAAATGAACTATAATATGTGACTGGTAAATAACCAAAATTTCCAAATTTTACAAATGTTGTACCGTTTGGTAAAAAATTTGAGCCATTAACATAAACTAATGAATAGCTACCAGCAGAGCTTGAAGTAACCGATAATCCGTTTAATACAGGTGTAAAACTAGGATAAAATCCGTTGTATCCTCTGCAATTTCGAGTGGTTTTTGGTCTAACTGAAGTAGTTACAATTGAAGAATAAAATTGAGCATTTAAATAATCATTTGATTGAGGATTAGTTCCATAACCTTTTCCAGCACACGACATCTATATTAAGTTTCTATTTTATTTTTTAAATATGTAATTAATAAGGTAAATAACTTCTTCCTTACTAAATTCATCATTATCATATGCAAATTGGAAACGAGGTTTGCTTTCAGATGATTTTATGCGTGCAAAACATAATACATCAGGTTTGTCACTATTTTTATGATGATAATAAATAGAATTATAAACAGATGCCATATCAGTTCCTTTAGCATATTTAGAATAATTTTCAAATAAAGCAGTAAAATTCAAATGTTCAATACCATCAATATTTTTCGTATCTTTTTTAAAATATGTTTTTCCATACTCATTTTCATCAGTGGCATTTCTCCCAAAATAACGAGGAGTAGGCATTCTATAATCATCTAAAAATCTGTATTGAAAATCTTTTAGTTTATCATTAATTTCACAAATCTCTCCATCTTCAAATAAAATAACTATTTTAGAATTTTTATGTTCTGTTATTTCAGTATTAAACCATGAACTAAAAATATTATTGAAAAAGTCTTCATCATTTGGAATACAAGCAAATTCTCCATATTTAATTGGCATCTTAAATAAATTTACGATTTATATTTAAATGGAATTTATTATCAATTCTAAATAAAATTGATAATAAAAATACTTAAAATTAAAAAACAATATAAAGAAATGGAAATGATGCCTACTATTTTTGAAAATGAAATTATTAATTATTCTGATTTAAGTCGCAAAATGTTAAATGAAGAAATGGATAATACAGTGGATGATCTAAATAAAGAATTTTTGGATATTACACAAAGAATGAAGTATATTAATGAAATGTTTGAAAAATTATATTTACAAAATAAAAATAATGAAGTGGGTATGTCATTCATTGAGCACGAACTTCTTGAAGAGAGAATGGATGGATTATTTTATAGATACCAAAAAACAAAAGAATTATTGAAAAAGGGTAGACTTATTAGATATTATAAGGAACAAAAAGATAAGGAGAAAACAAATGAATTGAGATATGCTAGAAACACACTTGCACATTATGGAATCGACATTAATAATCAAAATATGTAAATAACTTTGTAAACTTATTAAAAATATTTATTTACATATGATATAGATGAAGTTTCTTAAATTTTTTCTATTTTTAAGTTTTCTCTCTAAGATATTATCTTATGACTCTGCACAATTAAATACAGGAGTCTGGTTAAGTGGTGCTGCATATTGTGGTAAAGATAAATATAAAACGATGATTCTTGGAGGCCCAGCAACCGGGTTTACATATAAGGAAACACTTTATGATGTCAAGACTGACTTACAAGGTTATATTGGTATTTTGCCAACAACAAAGTCTATTTATGTAGTCATAAGAGGGTCATCTTCAACAATAAATTGGCTAGATGATTTTGAAGTTAAATTAGTGCCTTATGATTCATTTCCAGAATGTAATTGTAAAGTTCATTATGGTTTCTATAATTCTGCTTTAAGCGTGACAGATAAGATGATAACGACTGTTAAAACATTGCAAACACAATATCCAGGTTATTCAGTTGTAGTCACTGGACATTCATATGGAGCATCTTGTGGTCAACTCTTAGCAATGGAACTAGTGAAGAAGGGTATAAATGTAAAATTGTATGATTATGGTCAACCTCGTGTTGGAGATGCAAAATATGCTACATTTGTAAATACAAAAATAGCTGAATACTATAGAACAACTCATAACAAAGATATCGTACCTCATGTCCCTCCAATTGAAGGTTTTGGATATCAACATAGTTGTAGAGAGATTTTTGAAGATTCGACTGGAAAATTGACTGTATGTAGTGCAACCAATTGTGAAGACCCAAAATGTGCTGACCAGTTTAGTTTGGTTCAAACAAATTCTGATGACCATTCATACTACTTAGGTCATAGAGTTGATTGTGAACAAAGTACTGTATAGAAAGCGTTGCTTAAACAGGTCCATCATCATCAGGCTTCTCTCTAATTCTATTTTTAATTTTCTCTCTAGCTAATTGAAAGACAAAATATCCAAATGCTGTGCCAACTATTCCACCTACAATTATTTGACTTATTGAATGGTAATCAAATTTTACACGTTGATAACATGTTAACAGTGTTAATGGTATATAAATATATAAAATATTAGTCTGTTTCAGAGACAAATACATAAATATAATGGAAAATAGAGATGCTTGAGCATGACCAGATGGCATACCAAATATATCAAATGGAATACCACTTTGATAAAAATATTCTTTACCATGTGTCTTTAATAATCTAACTTTTTTAGTATCAAACATAGGTCTGGGTTCCTGAATAATTCCCTTTATTATTAAGTTTAAAACTGCATTGGCAAAAATACCAACTGTATAGTAGAAAAACAAATTTTTATTGTCCCATAATAAATACCAAGAGAGAAGTATCAATATAATAGGACCATACGCACCAAATTCATATAATATATTCATTATATATTATATGATATAATTATTTATTCATAGTTTATTTGTTAATATAAATGGTAATAATTTTTTATTTATGTAAATGTATTTATGCTATTTTTATAATCTCTATTTCTATCTCTATTTTTTGTATTCATTTTTGAATGTTCTGTATGTGTATTGTCTACTGAAATTAATTGTTTATATTCATTTGTATTATAATATATATTTGCCACATCTTGAATAATTTTATTTTCTTCAGAAGTTCTATGTTCAAAATATATTGGTGTATGTTGATGTCCTCTTGATTCAAAATAATGTTTTTCCAATTCAGTAATATCTTTTTGATTTAACAATATGCCATATTTTGTTCTTAATATATAATTAAGTTTAATATATTTACTTGCAAATCTATATGTTAATAAATTATTATTAAAAGGATTTTTATTGGTTCTTTTATGTCTATAATCTTTATTATTGTTTTCTTTTTTTCTTAAATTACATCTTTTTTGTGAAGTTTTAAATCCAGAATGTGTCATATTATTAATTATATTTATTTTTTTAAGTTGTAATTTAATATTGATATAAACATTCAGCTATCAACGAAACACACCAATCATTACCATTTAAATTTAATATATTTCCTTTATCATCTAATAATTTAACTGCCATTCTCTCTATATTAACTGGACCAAAGTAAGTTCGTTCACTATCTTGGAGAGAACCACTAAATTCTACAAGTAATGATCCTGTTGGAACACCAACAGATGTTTTAACAGGTATTATAGCTAATATATCTGATGATGTAGGTGCTTTTGCCAAATAATTTGTTAAGTTATTATTATTGTTACTAATTGAATTTATAGTGTATAATTGAGCATTTGTAAGTGTTCTTGGTGCACTCGGTAAAACGATTTGTGTACTGGTATAATCTTCTTGATATTTTCCTGCAATCAGAAGACCATTTTGTGCGTTAGCTGTCTGATTATCAAATAATGACTGTGTGACAACACCATTTACGAGTTCAGTTAAATTATTTCCTTGTTGCGCAGGAGTAATACAAGTATATGGTAAATCAGGAGAATAATATGTAGGCATCTTTAAAGTATTTGAAAACTGAGAGATAGATACAAGTGAATTATTAACATGATTTTGATTATAGTCATCAATTACTAATATTAAATATTTTGTTCCAGTTAAATCTAAAATAGCTCCTGCAGTATTACCACTAATATCAACATTTAAATATGGTAATCTATAACCCATTATCCAACCTAATGTATTGTTAAAATAATGATTACTTTTACTATAACAATTTACATTACACTGTAAAATTCCAGTAAAATCATAAAAAATAATCTGAGTTTGCGTTGTTATATCAAATGAACCCTGAACACCATTATAACTTCCATCAGTTAAAAATAATGAAACTATACCACTATTTGGATTATAATAGGCAGGTGTATTACTAGATAATGCAGGCGATGGATATGGAGGTGAGGGATAAAGTGTTGTATTAGTTCTAGCTGGAAATGTTAGTCCAGCCTGTTGAAAAGAGAGATTTAATTGAGCTATAAATTTTTCTTGCGAATAATTTCCTGACGGCACCGAAACTGGAACAATTATACCCGAGCTAGCATCACTTATCCATAAACAAGTGTTACCATAAGCAGTATCAATTGCATACCAACTAAATGGTATTTGGTAAGAATAAAGGCTAAGTTTGAGCGTATTTTTTAGTGTGTCAGATAAATCACAAGTATAATTAGTTGATTGAGCTTCTGGGCCACTTGTATATTGTCTAAATTGGCTATCGAGATTAATAAATCTATTTATTGTGTTTTTTAAATTAGGATTGAGAGAATCTTGTTTAACGGGTAAATTATATGTATCAGTAGTTGCAATTTGCTCACGATTCATCGGTACTTTTTCATTGCCAAATATTTGCACTTTTTGTTGACGATTTGTAATTTTATTAGTCTGATTTGTATCCGATTGTGTAAGATTTTCATTAGTATACCAATCAGTGACTTGTTTATCGCCAGCTGGATAAACCGCCTCATTAGACATATTACCAAATCCTTCAACAATAATCTTATTTTCATTATCATTTTCGTCATCTGTATCAGGCTCAAGACCTTCTGCATATTGTAAAAGTTGACTTTGAATATCTTTAAAAAAAACTGCCATTTGAGGATTACTGTTTTTATATTTTCTTATATAGTAATTTGTATTTTCAATAATATCGTTTGGTTCCAGATCTTCTAATTTAATGATCGCCATTAATTCAGATAAAGTATAATTTGCAACATTCATATCAAGACTAGTCATATAAATGATATAAATATTGTTTTTAATAAAAAATAAAGAATAATACTTAGTGCCTTTTTTTTAGTGCCTAATTTTCAGTAATCTGAAATTCATTTTTTTTAGCTAGAGCTTTATCTTTGAAATGATGCACAAATATATTTCGAATTTCTTTTTTTATATCTAAACCTTCACATACATA